CCAACATAGCCGGGTCAGGGGCGGCATTATGCAAACAACAGCCGATGCGTTTAATCAAGCACAAATGATTATTGCTTCCCGAAAAGAACAGGGCGTAAACATACAATTAAATTCTTTAACTGTTGATGCCTTTGGTGAGGATGACCCTGACCGCGTAGTTGCGGCATTGAGTTTAGATATGTTTGACCCAATAGAGGTTACTCAAACCCTGCCGGCGGGAAATGTGGTTACAGATAGCGTTATTGCAGGCCTTACCTATCAAATAACACCCAAATCTTTTCAAGTAACATTTACATGCGCCCAGCCTTTTGCCGTGGGATTTTTGCTAGACTCTACCGTTGATGGAATTTTAGATGAAGATTCTTTGGCTTATTAGGGGAGTGTGATGGCAACTTTTTCAGTTGGTCAGGTATTAACGGCGGCTCAAATGAACTCAATTGCTAATCTGAGCGTTAGAGCAGTTACGGCCACATCAGACACATTAGTGGTTACTGATGCAGATAATAAATTAATTACCTATTCAAATACAGGCACAACCACAATTACAATACCGCCTTATAACACAGTGGCAATGACTACTGGATCAGTTGTAAATGTAATTAAAATTGGATCAGCCGGTACAATATCTATTATTCAAGGTTCAGGTGTAACACTTGCATCAAGTGGCGCGGTATCTACTAACCCAACAATTACCGGACAATTCAAAGCGGCAAGCATAATTAAAGTCAGTACAGACAGTTGGTATGTTGTGGGTGGAATTGCGTAATGTCTTTAATTCTTGGGATATTAGCACAAAGCGTTGGTGCTGCCCCAGCACTTCCTAATAGTTACGAATCTATTGCAACAGTAACAGTAGGTTCAGGTGGTGCAAGTAATATTACCTTTAGTTCTATTCCATCAACCTTTACCCATTTACAAATTAGGGGTATTTTATTGCCCGATTCTACTAGCGGCAACACAAATTTTCTGCAGTTTAATGCAGATACAGGCAATAATTATAGTTTCCATATGATAAGAAATTCTTCAGCAGTTGAGGAAAGTGGTTCGGTTGACCGTACTGGCGCTATTTCAATGTATGGTGGAACAAGTGTGGCTGGTGCGGTAATTTGGGATATTTTAGATTATAAAGACACCAACAAATACAAGACAGTTAGAGGCTTGGGTGGGCTAGATGATAATACTAATGGGTTTATAAATTTTTCAAGTGGTTCGTGGCGCAATACAAATGCAATATCAAGTATTAAAATATACAACGCTTCGGTTAATTTAAAGCAATATTCATCACTTGCCCTCTACGGAATTAAGGGAGTATAACAATGGCCGCAGGTGCAACCTATGAACCAATAGCGACAACTACTTTGGGTAGTGTGCAATCAACTGTTACGTTTACTTCAATCAGCGGAAGTTATACTGATTTAGTTGTTATTGGCAATCTAGGAATTGATTCCAATCGTTACCCTTTTATACGGTTTAATAGTGACACAGGAAATAATTATTCCACTACAGATGTTTACGGCACAAGTTCAAGCGCAGCATCATCAAGGGAATCTAACGGTAGTAAAATTTGGATAAGCCTAGACATTCCCAGTTCATCACAAATTGAAAGTAATTTTATTGTTAATGTGCAAAATTATTCAAACAGCACAACATATAAAACAGCACTATCTAGGTTTAATTCTGCTGCTAATGGCACAACTGCAACAATAGGGTTATGGCGTAATACCGCTGCTATCACTTCAATTACCATCGTTGGCTTTGGTGCTGGCGTGGAGTGGAATTTTCCAATTGGCTCAACCTTTACACTCTACGGAATAGCGGCGGCATAATGGCAAATACATATACTTTAATAGCGAGTTCAACTGTTGGTAGTGGCGGTGCGGCTAATGTTCAGTTTACTTCAATACCTGCTACTTATACTGATTTATTAATTAAATTATCAGGCAGACACTCTCAAAGTGCTACTTATATTAATTTTACTTTAACTTTTAATGCAACAACAACTGGTAGCAATATAGAATTGTCTGGCACGGGCTCTACTGTTGGTGCTGGAGCAAATGCAATCGCTTTAGGTGGTTACTTAAATGGAAACTCAACAACCGCAAGCACTTTTGGCAATACTGAAATATACATACCAAATTATACAAGCACAAATAAAAAATCTGTATCTATTGATTCAGTTGTAGAAAACAATGCTACTGCTAGTTTGGCTAACTTATCTGCCACTTTGCAAGACTTAACAAGTGCAATTACTTCTATAACTTTGGCTTTAGCAAGTGGGACTTTTTTAGAATTTTCAACCGCTTACCTATACGGAATCAAAAACTCATAAAGGAGAAACAATGCCAACTAAACTAATAATCAACTGCGAAACAGGAGAGCAAACTGAAGTGGAATTAACTGCTGAGGAAATCGCTCAGCGTGAGGCGGATGCTGCTAAAGCAGAGGCTGACAAAGTTGCTAAAGATGCTGAGTTAGCCGAACAAGCCAAAGTTAAGGCCGCTGTATTAAAAAGGTTAGGGCTTTCAGAAGAAGAAGCAAAAGCCTTACTATCTTAATAATGTGTGATGGCAATTATTAGAGAACTCACTAGCCCTAATGGATGGCCGGCTAGTGAGGATCGCAAGGCATTAGGCATTGAATCTTTTAATGTGCCAGGAACAAAAGTAAAGTTTGCTTGTTGTAAAGCCGTTGCGCCATTGCTTGTTAATTTTGCTAAAGAATTTCATGAATTAGTTGAACCTATTAATCAAGGCCAATTAGATGATTGGGGTTATGCCTTCAGAATGACCCGCGGATCAGATCGGGTTTTAAGCAATCATTCATCCGGTACAGCCATAGACTTAAATGCAATTAAACATTCTTTGGGCAAGTCAAATACATTTAATAAGGATCAGCGTAATACAATTAATCTACTAATAACTAAATATGGGTTAAATTGGGGTGGCAATTACAAAAAGCGCAAAGATGAAATGCATTTTGAAATAGCATTAACCAAATATGAAGTTGAACAAAAAATTAAACAGTTAGGATTAAAATGAAATTAGATAAAAAGAAAAAAGAAATTTTAAAGTCATATTTAAGAAGCGTTGCAGTTGCAACAGTTACAACAGCGTTGGCCTTAGTTGCAGATGTACGCCCTGAGTTGGCAATCCTAGCCGGCGCAGTAGTAGCCCATCTTATCCGCTATCTTGATCCAAAAAATGATCAATTTGGTGTTAATAGTTAATGAGCGTAAATGATTGGGCGGCGTTAGCAGTATCTACCGTCACCATTTTAGGCGCGTTGGTAGCAACCGTTAGATGGCTTGTAAAACACTATTTAAGTGAGTTAAAACCTGATAACAATGGCCGCCATAATTTAGAAGGCCGGGTTGCCCGCATAGAAGAAAAATTAGACACGCTGTACCAAATACTTATTTCTAGGAATTAAGTCAGCCTTTACCCCTACCCTATGGCCATGAAGATGTGTGTGGTTGTACCTAGTAGGGGTAGGCCTGAAAATGTAGATCGCCTGGCCAAAGCCTTTCTTGATACCAATGCTGATGCTGATCTTTATATTGTTGTAGATAATGATGATCCCAAATGGAATGAGTATGCAAAAAATGAATCTTATACAATGTTGCCGGCAGATAATAAAACAGGTGGTTGTGCCGCTTCTCTTAATACCGGTGCGGTTTTGCTTTTGGATATTACTAAGTTTCCTTTATATGATTATTTTGTTTTCATGGGTGATGATCACCTTCCTAGAACCCAGGGCTGGGATAAAGCCTTTATTCAAGCGTTAAAAAATAATGCTGGTATTGCCTATGGTGATGATTTATTACAAGGTAAAAACTTGCCAACAGCCTATGCAACTACGCGTGAAGTAGTTAATGAACTCAGGGGTATGACATTTCCCGGATGCATACATTTATATTTTGATAATTTTGTTAAACAGTTAGGCATTGATCTAGGCGCATTAATATATTTATCTGATGTAATCATTGAGCATTTACATCCAGTAGCGGGTAAGGCTGAGATGGATGAAGGTTATGCCAGGGTTAATCAACCTAAATGGTATGAAGAAGATTTATTAACATTACAGAAGTACATCAGATCGCAAGAGTATGCAGATTTGGTAAACAAACTTAAATGAACATATTAATTACCGGATCACATGGTTTTGTTGGGCGCGCCTTTAGGCGTGCGTTACCTCACGCCAATTTAACTTTAGTAGATTTAAAACAGGGTGTTGATTGCCGTAAGTTTTTTCAATTAGAAAAAAAGCAATATGATCTTGTAATTCATTTGGCCGCAGTGGTCGGTGGCCGGATGCTTATAGAAAATGAACCGTTAGCCTTAGCGGTTGATCTAGCCATTGATGCTGAGTTTGCATCCTGGGCAATGAGAACTAAACAACCCTATCTTGTTTACTTTTCATCATCAGCCGCTTATCCCATTGAACTACAAACGCTAAATAAAAAACGCCGGTTAAAAGAAAAGGACATCAATTTTAATAAGATTGGTAAGCCTGATATGACTTATGGTTGGTCAAAATTAACCGGCGAAATGTTAATGAACTACTTGCGTGAAGAAGATACAAAGGTGCTAACCCTTAGACCATTTAGCGGATACGGCACAGATCAAGATTTAGATTATCCATTTCCATCTATTATTGAACGCGCCATTATGAACGCTAACCCCTTTAATATTTGGGGTAAGGCAACTACTACCAGGGATTTTATACACATTGATGACATAGTTGATGCGGTCATAACTATGGTTAGAAATGATTGCAATCAAACTGTAAATCTATGCACCGGCAGACCTAGCACTTTCATGGATTTAGCCACAATTGCCTTAAAGGTTTTAGGCCATGAAAAAACCCATCGTAAAAATTTCAAAGTATTAACCGATAAGCCGGCGGGTGTGGCCTACCGGGTAGGTGATCCAACCATGATGAGTGACTACTACACCCCAAAAATTAGTTTAGAAGAAGGCGTTGAACGCGCCATACGCGGAATAATATGATCTAAAATTGGTGACTATGGCTACTAAAAAACCTAGAAAAGCACCCCAGCGTAAGCGGCGCACGCCACGCAAGGCTGAGGCGTTGAACAAACTAGAAAATCATTACATTACTTTGAATGAAATGTTTAAAGCGGCCAAAGCCGCCGGGTTTAGCCATGATGTTGCATTTTGGTTAATTACAGAGCCAGGTGCATCAATGCCTGATTGGATCAATCCAGGTAACCAACCCACTGAGATCATTCCCCGAATTGATCCAACAGATGATGAGGATGAAGATTAAGCGCGATAAATCATTTAACGCCAAATACCTTGTAGTCAGTGATCTACAAGTACCATTCCAATTTACAGAAGCCGTAATCAATTTAAAAAAACTGGTCAATACTTTTAAATTTGATTTAGTTTTAAATGTTGGTGATGAGATGGATTTCAATACTATTTCTCGTTTTGCAGATGGTAAGGCTGAATCATTTATGCAAACCCTGGATCAAGATCGGGCTACATGCCAGGATATTCTTTATGATCTAAAAACAGATGTAGTATCAAGATCAAATCATTCTGATCGGTTGTACAAGGCCATACAACGCATACCCGGATTAATGGGATTACCTGAATTACAATATGCCAACTTCATGGGCTTTGATGATCTTGGAATCCATTACGCAAAACAGCCCTATCCAATCCCAGGAACTAACTTTGTCCTATGTCATGGGGATGAAGGGGTCATATCTAATATTGCTGGTCAAACCGCGTTGAATCTTAGTAAACGCTGGGGATTTTCTGTAATTTCGGGACACACGCACAGATTGGGCTACACATGCCATTCAGAAGCCTTTAATGGCCGATTACAGAGGGTTTTAGTAGGGGTTTAGTGTGGTCACACCTGTGATCTGAAAAAGATGTCCTATACCAAAGGCTACGCCAATTGGCAGGCTGGGGCGGTTATCATCCATATCAAGCGTGGCAATGTGAGCGTAGAGATGACCCCATTTAATGTTGATGGGTCATTTACTGCTATGGGTAAGGCCTTTGGGTGAGGTAGATCACATAACACGCCGTGCCTGGTAATTGCATTTGTCAGCCCCCTAGTGTTTAATTGCATTTACAAACGCAATTGACCGGAAGGGGTTAATATGTTAGAAATAAGAAGTAATAAATCAGTAACAACATGTTTTAACATTGTTATACATGATGATTGGTCTATTGAAAATGACCAATTAATTGTAGAAATAAATGGCAAAAAATATTTTTGCATGTATGCATTTATTGATAAAAATTGGTCTTCAGATGGAACAGAATTTCAATTGGAGAGAGTAAAAAATCCAGTTGGTAAAGCAACATTTGTTTCTGTTTTGAAAAATGGTACGGCTGGTAACAGTTACAAAGATGAAATAATTTGGAATCGTAATTCTTACAATGGTGTGTTTGCTCATTTATTTGATGCTTACAATGAAGAATTTGAAAAACTACAATTGCAACATTTAGTAGGTGTTAATTAATGAAACTTACACCAAATCAATTTGAAGGTTTAACACAATGTCAAATGGAGTGGGCTACTGAATCAGATTGGCTAAAACAAAAAGATAGATTTGAAGACACAATTTGTTGGTCACATTTATTTATTTATTGGGTAGATAATTATGCCTCAGTTATATTGGCTACTGAATTTTTAAAACAGAATAAATGGGATTACAGCATTTCATTTGACATTTCATTTGACAATGCAGTTGGGCAATATTGTTTTACCACCAACTACCGTGGATCATGGGTGTATGCGTGAACGCCGTAGCCTATGCAGAAAAAGGTTGGTGGGTTTTGCCATTAAAACCACAATCTAAAGAGCCTTGCAAGTTTTTAAGACATGGGTATTTGGATGCTAGTGGTGATGTAACCATTGTTAATAAATGGTTTAAAGATGATCCGGATTTAAATATTGGCTTGGCCATTGTGCAATCTAATTTGGTTGTATTGGATTTTGATATACGCAATATTTCATCCAGGATTTTATGGGAACAATATCGCCGTATGTGTGTTACATCTAATACCCATACTGTTAAAACAGATAACGGTTTTCATTTCTATTACCTTGCAGATAAAACTAAGCAATTTAAAGGCAAGGTGATACCAGGTATAGATATTAAACACAAAGGTTATGTTGTGTTGCCACCATCTATACACCCAAATGGCACTGTTTATGAAGTAATAAACAATGTTGATCCGGTTGCATTACCGGCTGAATTAGAAAAGGTAATGACTTGGAATTAGTCAAATATGATAAAGAATCAGGTGCTTATGTTGATGAAAAGCGTA